CAACCAGAGGTATGGGTGTAGATATAGAGTTTGATGCGAGCACTAATGTTTTAGCTATACCATTACCAGCAGATAGTACAGGAGATGAATACTATGATTTATTTTCTGGCATACCTAATAATGCTGGTTCAGGCGTAACTGGAGATATAGACTTTACAACTGTTGGTCACTCAAGTGGTGACGCTTATTCCATAATTTTGGTTTTAAATAAAAACTATTAATAAATGGCTACTAGGAAGCGAGCTAAACAAGTACGCAGAACAGTAGGAAAAGGTGGTAATTACCGCCCCACTAAAAAAGGGGCGGGAATGACCCGTAAAGGCATAAAAGCCTATCGTAAAGCCAATCCAGGCTCAAAATTAAAAGGTGCAGTTACTGGTAAAGTTAAAAAAGGTAGTAAAGCTGCAAAAAGAAGAAAGTCTTTTTGTGCTAGATCACTTGGTCAGTTAAAGAAAAGCTCTGCAAAAACTAGAAACAATCCTAATTCAAGAATTAGACAAGCTAGGAGAAGGTGGAAATGCTAAGAAAGATAAAAAAAGTTTCCAAACAACTAAACAAAGCATCTAAACTACATAAAAAACAATCTAACGTTTTAAAAAAATTAGTAACAAATGCCCAGAAAAAAAGACCCAAAAGTAGGAACAGGAAAAAAACCAAAAGGTAGTGGTAGAAGACTCTACACGGATGAAAACCCTAAGGACACTGTTTCAATAAAATATGCAACTGTCCAGGATGCAAGGGACACTGTTGCAAAAGTAAAAAAAACAAGAAAACCATTTGCTAGATTAATACAAATATTAACTGTTGGTGAGCAAAGATCTAAATATGGAGGCAAACCAAGACAAGCAGAAATATTTAGAAGAGGTAAAGATGCGATACGCAGAAAACATGGTAGAATCAAATAATGTATCCTGTATACAATAAATTTTATTATAAACCTTTGCCTGATTGTGTAGAGGTTCAAAAAAGCCCCATAGAGGGTTTCGGATTGTTTGCCGTTGAAATAATAGAAAAAGACTTTGATTTAGGCATGTCACATATAAAAGTACCAATTATTCATGGATATGTAAGAACATCTATTGGTGGGTTTCTAAATCATTCAAAAAATGCTAATTGTTATTTAAGTGAAGAATTAGATTGGGATGACTATAGAGTTTACAATGTAATAACATTAAAAAAAATTAGTGTTGGAGAGGAGCTTACGCTAAACTATCATTTAGACGATTTAAATTATGGCGAAGAAAGTAAAAAGTAAAGGTAAAATATGTCCAGAGGGTAAAGCTTGGGCTAAGCGTACATTTGATACATATCCTTCAGCATATGCAAATATGGCTGCATCTAAATATTGTAAAGATCCTAACTATGCTAAAGGCAGTAAAAGAAAAAAGAAAGCTAAAGGTGGTTTTGTTTCTATTAGAGGTCAAGGTATAGTTATGAAAGAAAGATTAAGATAATGGGTCAGTTAGCAGAGTGGAGAAAACAAAACTGGGTGAGAATAGGTACAGACGGATCTATAAAGGGACCTTGTGGTACAAGTAAGGATAAAAAAAATCCAGATAGGTGTTTACCAGCAGCTAAAGCAAGAAGTCTATCTAAATCAGAAAGAGCAACAACTGCAAGAAAAAAGAAACGAGCTGGTGCTAAAGGTAAAACAGTGGTAGCTAATACAAAAAAAGCTAGAGTGTCTATGAAAACAGGAGGAATGATGCTAAAAAATAAAGAAAAAGCCGATTTAAATAAAGATGGCAAATTATCTTCATATGAAATGAAAAGAGGCATGGCAATAGAAAAAGCTATGAAAAAACAAAACCGTGCTAAAATGAAAAAAGGTGGTTTTATAGCTAAAGGTTGTGGAGCTGTAATGAATAACCGAAGAAAAGTAACAACCATTAGTTAGGAGATATTATGCCAAAGAAAAAATCTGTGGATCCAAAACTACAAGCTAGATTAGATGCAAAAGTAAGACCAGATCAGCCAGTTTCTGATGATCGTATTTATTATAATATGCCAAAGAAAAAGGCTACTGCTAAAAAATCAACAAAAAAAACTACTAAAAAAAAGTGAGGCTATAAATGTTTAAAAGAACAAAATTTTATGCTACGGGTGGCTCTGTCAAAGGCAGTAAATACATGGCAAAAGGCGGCAAAGCCTCCAAGTATATGGCTAAAGGCGGAAAGGCATCAAAATACATGGCAAAAGGAGGCAAAGCGTCTAAGTACATGGCAAAAGGTGGTAAAGCATCTAAATACATGGCTAAGGGTGGCAAAGCTTCTAAATATATGGCTAAAGGGGGTAAGGCTAGCAAATATATGTCAAAAGGCGGTGCTTAATTAACATTTTAAGATAAAGGGGGTTACTTTGTCGTATTTAATATCAAACATACCACAGTTTAAATGCTGGGTAAGAAAAGAATTTACAGCTAATCATCAAAAATATCACGGTGAGTATTTACATGCATTAGCTTTTGCAGTTAATACCATACCAGATAGATCTTTATCTTTTCAGGTTGTATTTACAGGGTGTGAAACTGATTTAGAAGGATACCCAGATGAAAACATACATGGTGGTGCTATGTGGGCAAGGATGCCAATACAAGCGTTAATAGCTGATGTACCTTTAGAAGAGTGGCCTACACCTATGGAAGATCATTTAGCACAACCCTGGGACTGCTTATCGCATCATCATTCAGTAGTGGTTTTAGATAGAGTAAGCTCATCACCTTGGATATGTAAAATAGATGGTGAGTTTCATACAGGTACTTATATGTTTACTGTAGATTATACAGAACACTCTATTGCCGATGATTCTGCACAACATAAACAAAGTCATGTGCTATACTTAACTGACGCTGGAGAATACACTGGTAATTTTGTAGCTTTACCTAATAACAGAGTTAGAGCAACAAACCCTGCTTTATGGCGTGTTGGTGAAGGTCCACCAGACTTTTCACCAAGTCAGTGGATTCATTCAGCAGAAAAACATGATAGTTATATGGATTCAAATGTAACATTTGATAATTTATATAACCAGGACGATAGGTATAAATAATGGCATTATCTGGTAGCACTAATTTTGAACCAAATGTAACAGAGTTCATTGAAGAGGCTTATGAAAGATGTGGTGCTGAATTAAGAACAGGTTATGATCTTAAAACAGCTATAAGAAGTGTAAATTTAATGCTAGCTGAATGGGCTAACAGAGGTTTAAATCAGTGGACTATTGAACAAGCCACACAGACTGTAACAGAGGGTACAACAGATTATTCTTTAAATTCAAACGTCATAGATATATTGGACGTTGTTCTACGTAGAACAATTAATCAAACACAAACAGATATTAGCATGAATCGTGTAAGCAGATCTGAATATCTAAACATACCAAACAAAACGACAAAAGCACGACCATCACAGTTTTTCTTTGACAAACTATCAACACCATCAATTAAAATATGGCCTGCACCTGAAAATAGCACTGATGTGCTTGTATTTAACAAACTTGTCAGAATGGATGATGCAGACAAAGGCACTAATACTATGGATATGCCATTTAGGTTTTATCCCTGTTTTGTTGCTGGTCTTGCTTACTATTTATCACAAAAAAAGAATCCACAACTTACACCACAACTTAAAGCTTTGTATGAAGAAGAGTTTAGAAGGGCTGCAGACCAGGATGAAGATAGAGCGTCATTTAGAGTAAGACCTGATATTAGGATGAACTGATGGCATATGCACTAGGTAAATTTGCAAAAGGTTTATGCGATAGATGTGCGTTTGAATATAAACTTAGTGAATTACGTGAAGAATGGAATGGTGCAAAAGTTTGTCCCGACTGCTATGAGCCAAAACACCCACAACTAGAGCCATTGACTGCGACAGCAGACCCAGAGGCAATATACAGACCAAGACCAAACAATGATCATGAAGAGGGCGAAGGTTTTGTTGTAGTGGTACAGTCTAATATTTTTAGACCAGATTATTTAAATACATCTACTCTGCCTACAAACTTTACAGTAAGTGAGATGACAGCTAATGTTGGCGAGGTTACAATAGTTACATGACATTATCTGAACTTAAAACATTAATACAAAATTATGTAGAAAATAGTGAAACTACATTTGTCAACACTTTAGATGATTTTATAAAAAACGCAGAAGAAAGAATATTTGAATTAATACAATTTGATTTTTTTAGAAAAAATGTAACAGGTAATCTAACTACAGGAAATACTTATTTAACAGCACCAACTGATTATCAAATGAGCTTTTCATTAGCAGTTATAGATGGTAATGGCGATTACAAATATTTAGATAAAAAACACCCAACTTTTATGCGTGAGTTTTCTGTAGATCCGACAGATACTACAGCTAGAGGTCAGCCTTTATACTATGCAGATTTTGATAAAGAATTATCAACAGCAAGTGATAACGGATCTACTTTGATTGTAAGCCCTGTACCTGATGCAGATTACAATGTTGAGCTACATTACCTATTTAAGCCAAACTCTTTAGTCACAGACACTACAGGCACTTGGCTATCTAATAATGCACGTAATGCTTTATTGTATGGATCTTTAGTTGAAGCAAATATATTTTTAAAAGGTGAAAGCGATATGCAACAGCAGTACGAGCAACGCTTTTTACTAGAAATAACAAGGCTTAAAAACCTTGCTGAAGCTCGCGGAAGGAGAGATGAATACCGTTACGATTCTTTGAGGACAACGGTATCTTAAAATAAATGAAAAAAATAGAAAGTCTTAAAGGCAAATCAGTTGCTATAGTTGGTATGGGTAAAAGCTGGTTTGATTATAATTTAGCTAAATCACATGGCGTACATTTTGATGAAGTATGGGCCATAAATGGCGTAGCATCAGTCATATACCACGATAGAGTATTTATGATGGATCCAGCCTCAAGGTTTTTAGATACAGATGATGCTGGCGGTCAAACCAAAAGTATGGCTGATATGTTACAAGAACATG